CACTTTATCTGAATCCAAAGACATATCAAACCCTAACAAAAAGATCTTCTTGACTCCAAAATGCACGGCAAGGCTGATCGCTGCTGCACCTGAATTGTTATTCCAAGCAACCGTTGTAGGATTAGCACTAATGCCATACTTCTTACGCCTATCTTTTGCCAAATATAAAATCCCATTGGATTTTGCACTAGGCTTGGCTGAAAACCGATTACAGCAAGTAACCTTCAATTTAGGCCACTTTGCTAAAGCCAAACGATGTACAACGTACCAGGAGCAATCACCAAAAAATAAGGTGTCAATCCATTCACCAATTTGGTAGACATTATTGACACCTATTATATGACGATTATGAAGTGCTTCGAGGTATGGGCTATATGCGGCTGGGCTTGAACGCCTATGCATGACATCCTGAATTACGTTCTCAGGAATATTGAATTGTCGGGGCATGGATGGGCCACCCCCGATTATCCAGCACGTACCATCCTTCCACAAAGGAGGGACTGACCATTGCATGATTTCCCCCTGGTTGTGCTTGATATCAACTCAATTTGTCTAATACATCTTTGGCTTCTTGTTCGGTCAGGTCTTTCTCACTGATACGTTTACCAGTGCCATCAACAATATCAAAAAATGCAGTTCCTTCCCGTGCCCTCAATCTAAACACTAATGGAACTGGTTCAATTCTAACTTCGACTGGTAAGGCTGTAGGATCCACCGGCTTGATCACATCACGGAAAGCCATAGGAATATCTTCCACACGTGCCGAGAAGGTTTCCCCATGCTTTACAACTTGACGATTTCTCGTGCAAAAGGTGCCACCCTTATTGATCCATCTGATTGCCCCTGGTTTCTCAGCCTTGACTTTTTCACCTGGAACTTTTGTACGTGCCATGATTTTGATTATCCTTTCAAATGATTGCAATGTTTTTGATTAATTTTGGACGCCTGATTAGCTTTCCAAAATAGGAACCTGCTATTTACCACAAACTAGGCTAGATGCACAATTCCACTATTATGGTTTTGATCGCATCGGACCTGAGGCACGGCAATTGTTATCACCTTAAATTTTGTGACGAACGCCCCATCAGTCTGCCATTCGATGACCTGAACTGGCAAACCGTTCACCAACCGCACAACATCCGAGGTCATCTGTACCAAAAGCACGTTATCCGCAGTCAACGTGTCAACAGTCTTAATGCCCTTGATACCAGAAATCTCCAAGATCCTGGTGCGAATTGATTTCGGATAATTACTAGCAAAATCATCATCCAAAGTGGTCTCGTATGCCGTAGGAATGTACAACATATAAGGACCATAATGCTTCGCCGTGATTGCAGCCTGCTTCATTTCCAAAACGTCGGCAATGATTTCAGCTCCAGTCTTACCAGAAGCATCCCAATGCTCATGGAGAGTAACCGTGTTGCGGTAAGTCTGATTGAGATAACCGTAAATCGTGCCACCACCAAATGTATAAGACGTACTGGTAAATAGCATCGCTTCCAGCTTCTCCAAAATTCGGCGAGTGGCCATCTCAACGCTCGTGGTATCCAACGCACTATTATTGCGCCGAGAGACCTCCAAAACGCGCTGATTGATCTCAAAATCCACATGGATAATGGGGAGTGGCAAATAGTTCGTGCCGTAAACCACACGATCCCCTTCACCACGAGTCACACCATCCATGCTGAGATTGGCAGTGAATGCATCATTAATGTCATGGTATTCCAACACAGTGGTTCCCATAGCATTGCCGAGATTGTATACCAACCCATTGGCCCTGAGATCTTCAATACCGCCGAGCCTTTGACGACTGACTGCTAGAACAGCGTCATCCAGTTGCTTCCACTCATCGCGACGCAACGTACCAGTATTGGTCTGAAGAGGGACGCTCTGGTAACTCGCCGGAGATTTTGGATCACCTCCTTTATACATTGTTACGTAAGTGCGATTGTCCTTACCAATGTAAGGACGCATGGTACCCGGATCAAGCCTACCCTGAGAAAGCAATCTACCTGCAAGATCACCTTCCGACTGGCCATTACCACCAATGAAATCCATATTAGGTTCCATAAGTCTGCAACCTCCTTTCTACACAATTGTGACGGACAAACGGTAGGTGGACTCCACCCCGCTAGATCCGGAAAGATCGAGGGCAGCATTCGCAATACCTACGACCTGGTTGGGGTAGACCGACAAAATACCTGGAGATTCAATGTCGGCAACATGTTTCTGCAACTCACCAGTGCCTGCACTTTCCAAAAGGTCACCGATTACGATGGTTTCTCCATCCTTCAGACGGGCATTGACGACTTCACCCGGCTGGCAAATCCAGCACTGTACTGGAGCAGCAGCCGCGTAATCATCATCAATTCCCAAGCCCTGAAGTTCATCTTCAAGTGCAAACATCTTTGGAGTGACATTACCACCAGCCGTTGGGTGCTTGCGCACAAGGCCAGTATTCATCACCTGAATAAGATCACCAGGGCGAATGACAGCATTGGCCACCTTTTCGACGATGATATCACCATACTTCTTAAGTTTCACAGTATTGGACATACTACTTTCCTCCTTCCTGATTTGCGATGACACCAGGAGGTAGCAAAAGATTGTCAGCATCGTTGACGTTGACATTCAACTGACCACCGCCGGACATACCCGAATAATCCTCTTTGGGTCGGGCCATATCCACCAAAATAGCAAGTTCGGCCATCGTTTTAGTTTTGAGTTGATCGTCAGTAAAACGGCTAGCTGCTTTGATAGCAGTAACCAATTCCGACCGTTTCTGTTTATGAAGATTGTACGCGCTGGTCATCTGCTCCTGCATTTCTGCAGGCAAAAGACCGATGAACTGTTCAGGAGTCTTCAACTGCTCACGCAACGCCTGGACTGCTTGTTCATTTGTGATAGGAGCAGGATCTTTGACTTCCGGCTCCGTAACTTCCTTCTCAGGCTCCTTGTATTCTGCCATTACCACCAATTGGTCAATCCTGACAGCATCCAAAGAACTCAACCACTCACGATCCGTTTCCTGATAAGGTGTATGCTCATTAGCAATGAGCACGTTTACCTTCTCAGGACAACACGGTTTCTTGACTTCGTCAGCCATGATTTTATTGCCTCCTTGTTGTGAATTTGCTACGTAACTAACTTCACGGCGAACCGGAATTGGCTCACCACTAAAATCAATGGTGCCATCCGTAGCAACGGTATAATTCCGCTTATACAGACCAGCGCCACTATATGGGCCGTTACGACCACGCACGTCATATATGCAGTAGTCAGGAAAGACTTCCTGCAAGAAATGAAACTTGACGTCATCGTCCATACGATCCAATTTGGTTTGAAGGGCATCCATAACCTGACGGAAGCCTTGATCCCCTTGAACTACGAAATGACCTTCCTTGACAAGTCTCTTAGTAGTGGACTCAAGAGTTTCTGGTACAGTTATATTAGTGTAGGTAATTTTATTAACAGTTGTATTACCTAGACCGTCAGTTCCTGTGATATTCTCAGTAACATTTGTCTCAGCCAATTCTGTCTCACCTCCTTCCGAAAATTGTTCATTCATACTTACTTGTATTCCAAACTTTTTGCAAGCTGCCATGATCTTCTTTTTAGCCTTCGGGCCAAAAGGGCTCTCACTCATACGAGCGAGTGCATTACGAGCATGGGCAGCATCGTGTACAGGAAAATGCCGTAAACTGCGTGGAATAGTTTTGCCCTGAGCATCCTTGGTACCCCCTGGTTCGATGTAAGCAAATGCAGAATCAGGGAGATTGTTAATTTCCGCAGCGGAGGAAAGGTCATCTATTTCCTTATTTTCATTGGTCCTGAGACCGCAACCAGCAGCGACAGAACAGGCCCCGACACCTCCAGGAAGCAATGCGAGATGATCCGGGCGGTGACTACGAGCTATCCCAATGTAATTTTCCCCATTCCAAGTTCCCGGAGTTAGTTCATCCTCAGTAAAAACTCCAATACTTACTTCCATCGGAAATTGGGATTGGATCAAAGCAAGAGTAGAAGGACTAACTTGCTGAATACATGGAATACTGATCCAAGCTTCAGCCATTAATTTGGGACCTTCCATCCTGGCATTATAAATTCTTCCTACCGTTTGATTATCAATCACACTTGGAGAATTAGCCGTAACAGGAATGCCATCTTCTTGAGGATGTTGAATTGTCACTGGTATGCCATTCCAAGCACCAACAAAACGCCCAAATTCATCAGCCAAATGGAGCAATGGGCCATGGGATCCACTCATAATTCCTTCAACTATCATTGCAACAGGAACCACAATATGTTTTTGTCCCTGATGCTCCTCATCACGAATGGTATAGTGATCCACTTGTATGGAATGGGTCAGCATTTTAGGCATTTTATTCTCCTTTAAGCTGCTGCTTGGGCAAACAAATGCACCTGCAACCCCCATGATAGGGAAGCATATTCTCTATTTCATCCAAAGTAAAGACCTTTCCTTCCAGGTCTGAACACGAATCACAAACTTTGTCGTCCCCTGCTGTAAGCACCTCGGCCATAACAGTGACGCCGGCAACCCCACCACGACGATATTCTTGCACCATTGCCAAGTGATGTGAACGGATTATTTCATTTCTCACCAACAAATTCCCACGATTATAAATGGTTCTGATTCCACTAATTAAACTATTGGCCAATTGAATTGGGGTCAGGCCCTCTGCCAAACCTTGTATCAAATTCCTACTCACGTTTTGATACATTGCCGCTGCAATACCCTTTAACTCATTGTATACCCTGATATTGACAAGTTCCAAAAGTGATTGAGTGGTTGGTTGTTCCATTATGAACTGTAAACCACCTTCAGCAACCAAAGTTGGAATTTGATAACCAGCACTTAACATTTCACTGTGCCCTCGTAAAACACCTTGGCGAAACGCTGCATAAATGAAAGTATCGGACCAACCCATTCTAGTATTTAATAGGGTTGCTTCCGTCTCTCGTTCCAACCAACTCATAAATGCTGTAACCTGACCAGCCGTGTTAGGTCGGTCAAAGGTGTGGCCCTGACTAAATCCGTCGCTAATAACAACTACCTGCCGAACGCTGGCAGCGATATCCCTTAATTGTGACCTAAAGGCTCGCGCAGCGTCGTTCCTGAGACCTGTGGTGTGCGAGGGATCATACTGTGCGTAAACGGCTAAAGTTATCATTATTTCACTATGTCTTCTTCATGGACTGTTGGTTTGACTGCCGGCTTCGTTGGTTCTGTGGGCACTGGAGGCGTTGCAACAACAGGCTTTCCAGGTTTGACCACTGGAGTTGCTGCAACATCAGCCGCTGCTGCAATGGCAGCCATTTCTTCATCTACTGATTTCCCCATTGCCTCCTCATACAACTTCATGACATGTTCAACACCAACCTTGTCCAGTCCTAGCATCAATTCAAAGAAGATTCTAGGGGGAATAACATTGGCCGCAGCCGGATTATTCATATAAGATTGCAAGGCAGACGCCCTGGTCTTGCCAATATCAGCTTGCTCCCTTTGAGAAGGAGCAAATATGTCAGTCCACTTCACCCTATATGAATCTTTGTACTTTGGCATAGCACCAAACTTGACGCAACGCTCTATCAAAGGCCGAACAATCTGGACTTCAGCGTAATCCTCACGACGACCCTGAATAGTTTCCAACCAAGTTGCCCTATCTTCAGAACTGGCCAATTCCCCACGCTCACTACCAAATAATATGCGCAAAGGGATACCAGTAACTGCCGAAATCATTTGCATTTGAACATTGACATGATCCTTTGGACTGGCTACTTGCATCTCCAAAGTGTCAAGATCTACTCCCTCATTGATGAAGAAACGGCGCAGATTGTGTTCATATTCATCTACCTGCGTCTGCAAAGCTAATTTGGATGCATCGGTAAATTGGAATCCTTCAGCTACCTTGCCTTTGAAGCCAGGACGAGCACCACGCCAAAACATTTCACCCGAACCACCAACCAACTTTTCAAGGTCCATTAAGCGATTATAAACCGCTTCCAATATTGGGACACCTTCACATTCACTTTCCAACAACTCACCAGGAACATGGATGATCCTGGAATAGTGAACCCGTAATTGACTAGACATTGAACCACCTGGCCCAGTGGTCGTGATATCATACAAAACAGGCAAACCGTAGCGTGCATTGGAAGGGATTTCTTCCCATTGACCAATCTTGGCACTCACTTCTGACAAAGGCTTCACATAGAGCAATTTACGTTTATTTGATACATTAACAGGTTGAGCCAAAGCTTCCACCGTCTTTGCATCATCGAAACCAAGCATCAAAACACCATATTTGCCAAGACTCGCCAATTTATCAAGACGGATGAAAGCAGATTTGAGATTCAAACTTTCGTATATCTCTTTCCAAGCAAGTTCCAACCCAGTCAACTTCTCATCATCTTTCTCTTCAATGGCAACCTTACCACGCCAAGTAGCATCAACAGGACGATTGATAATTGCTTTTGCAATATCTTGCCTTGAATATTTGCCGAAATATTCCTGAAAACTGATTATGCCTTCTGGATAACCTAAAGCCTGATATATGTTACGATCCCCACCATATTGCAATCCCATTCTAGACATCAGGGAAGAACGCCCCATTATGGTCCCTTGAATAGTATTTTCTAAGGCTTGGATTCGTTTGGCTTGATTGGCATTTATAGTTCTAGGCATTAGCGATTCCTCACCTTAATAGTTATGGAACGATCATCTTGTCTGCTTTGATTAGTTGTTACACGATTCACCACCACATAATCACATCCAACAGCACCCCCAGACATCCAAACACTCGTTGCGTCATCACTATAAGTATCGGCTCCTTTAGTAATACCATCAGGAGCAATCCAAGTAGAAGTGGCAATGATCTCACCAGATTCTAACCATTCACTCCAATCAAACCCATAATCTAAAAATGCATCAGGATCTTTTATAT